AACCGCGGCCCAGATCAGGTCGGCGGCCACGTCGGCATGGCGACCGGCGCCACGCGCGTCGGCCCGAACGGAAAGCAACAGTTCGAGATGGAGGCCGGTAACGACGCGAACATGGTGCGTCGGACCTGGCACAATGTCGATGATCCGAGGGTTCACTTCCGTCGCGCTCCGAGTGACGGCGGCGACAAGAAGGTAGCCGAAAAGCCGTTCGATCCGGAGACCATGGTGCCATGACAGAGTTCAGCCTCACCGGCCTCGCCGCCTTCCTGACGGAAGCCACGGTCGAGATGGAGCACGCCAAGCACGCCGCGCTCGAAAAGGCGGCCGTGATCGTCGAGGACGGGTCGAAGAAGGCGATCGGCACCTATCAGTTCGGATGGCCGCCGCTTGCGGAATCGACCAAGCGGGATCGCGTCAACCAGGGCTTCGCAGAAGACGAGCCGCTGCTTCGCACTGGCGAACTGCGCGACAGCATTCGCCACGAGGTGGAAGGCGACACCGCGCGCGTCGGCTCCGATCTGGATTATGCGCTCTACCAAGAGGTCGGCACCTCGCGCATCCCGCCGCGCTCGTTTTTGATGCAGTCGGCGGTGCATCATCGCGACGAAATCGTGCATGAGATCGGGGAGACGATGGTGACGAAGCTAGTGGATGGCTGAGACCAGCCCTTTCATCACCAGGAGGACCCCGACGAGGCCCAGGCCGCAAAGGCCGCCGATGACAACTTTGAAAAAGATCCAGAGAAATCGCAGATAGCCGTTGATGAATCGGTTGGCTGTTGGTGACGCCCATCCGGTTCGGCGTGGAGCCGATGGCCCGGGCATCCTTCGTGCTGCAGTCGCAGAAGGGTTATCAGGGCGATCCCAACGCGGACCTGCAAGCGCTTTGGAAAGCCGGTGATCTCTCGGGCCGTATGTCCGATGCCAACGGCAAGATCGATGTCACCAAGGCGCAGACGTTCCTTGATGATGCGGCGCGGATCATCGCGATCACCCACGGCCTTGTGACCCCGCAGTCGATGCTGGGAATGGCGCAGCAGGGCGGCTTCGCGCTGCGTGGGCTGAGCCGCGAAGGCTTTATGACCGAGGCCATCATTGCGCAGATGATGGGCGGCCCGCGCGCCGGCACCTCGTTGTTGTCGCTCCGGCAGCAATTGGCCGGCACCATGATGGCGCGCACCGCGAAGGGCCTCGAAGACATCGGGATGCTCGGCGCGGACGAGTGGAATAACGACCACGGCCGCGTCATCATGAACGACGCGGCGTCGAAGCGCCTGACAGGTCTGGTCGACACGGACCCGCTCAACTTCGTCGAAGAGATGGTCAAGCACATGCGCGAGCATGGCATCACCGACCAGCAAGACCAGTTGCGGATGCTGTCGCGGGTGCTAGGCAGGCAGACCACCCAGCGCATGAGCGGCGACCTGCTCATGAACCTGAACCAGGTGCTCGCAGAGCACGCGCGCATGGGCGGCGCGATGGGTGATAACGACCAGTTCAAGACGTTTATGAACGAAAGCGTTGGCGCCAATATGCAGGCGCTGACTGCGGCTTGGAACAACCTTTTGATCGCCGTCGCCGGCCCCAATAGTCAGAACGTCATCAGCGTCCTGCAGACGTTGACGGGAGCCATCAACAGCGCGACTAAATCCATCAACCAGATGGACCCCGCGACGCTGCAGAATCTCGGCATCGGCTTGGCGGTTCTGGCCGGAGCCTTGACGGGCGCCGGCATTGTCGCGCTTGCCGCGGCAATTGGCCCCGCCGGATGGATCGCGGCGGGCCTGATCGGCCTCGGCGCCGCCCTCATCATGTGGTGGCCCCAGATCAAGGAGTTCTTCGTCAACTTTGGGAACGGCCTGAAGGAGTTCGGCGCCGTCCTCGCGCAGGGCTGGAAAGAGAAAATCGACGGCATCAAGAACGCCATCGCCTCGTTCGTCGACACCATTGTCGGACTCTATGAGAAGGTCAAAGGCTTCTTCGCTGCCAAGCCCGACAAGGCGCCGAGCATCTACGATCAGGGTGTGATGGGCGGCTTGATGCACTTGAACCGTTTTGAACCCGGCACGGGCCAGGCGCGCGCCCAGCCAATCTCGCTGTCCCTCAATGTCGATGGCCGCACGCTCGCGCAGGCGGTCAGCGACCTGCTTGACCGCTCGACGACCTACCCGACAGGCGCGCCGTCGCCCGATGGCGCCGGCCGCCACTTTGCGGGCGATGACAACAGATGGCAGGTCTAAGTCATGCCGACCGATTGCTGACATTAGGCGGGATCGTCTTCGACGACTTCTCCACGCCAGAAGCGATGATGGGCGGCGGCAACCAGGCAATGGTTGTTCACAAGCTGCCGGGCGGCAGCCGCGTCATCGACACGCTGGGGCCGGACGAGGCCGACATTGTCTGGCAGGGGCAGTTCTACGGTAACAACGCCTATTCGACCGCGCTGGCGCTCGACGCCATGCGCTCGGCCGGCCAAGTGGTCTCGCTGACGTGGGGCGGGCAATTCCGCTCCGTGATCGTCAGCAATTTCATCTATCACGTCCGGCGCATGCCGGTCTGGGTGGAATATTCGATCGTCTGCACGGTCTATCAGAACCCGATGCAGGGCAATCTCTCCGTGTCACCGGGCGCCGGCTCGATCGACGCCCTCGTCAGCGCCGATCTCTCCACGGCGTCGGACGCCGTTCTCGGCGGCGTTGGAGGTTCTGGCCTATGACCATCTCTGCCAGCATCACCACGGCGCTCACGAGCCTGCAGGCGCAGGTCGCGGCCGCGCAGCCGTTGGCCAATGCCTCGCGGGCGACGCGGACCGCGCTCAAGCTCAATGCGGCGAACCTAGTCGCGAGCATTCAGGGCGCGCTAACCGCAAGCTCGATCCTCGACACCTATGTCGCGCCGACCGACCCCGGCGTCATCGTGGCGGGCGTCCTGCGGCTGCTCACCGCGGCAGAGGATGAAAACACACTGTCTCTGATGCGCGGCGTGGTTGGCCGCGCGGCAAGCAACCTGGATCAGCTCCCGTGACGACGACGGTCGGATATATCGCGGCCACTGTGCCGGCCGCCGTGGTGCGGGTGTCCAACACCACGCTGTTTCAAATCGCCATGATGCAGACGGGCGACCCCTTGCAGTGGGTCGCGATCGCCCAGCTCAACGGCCTGACCGACCCGTGGATCACGCCGATGGAAGACATCCTGATCCCGCCGGTGCTGCCGAGCGGACCGCAAACCGGAATCCTGGGCCTCTGACATGGCAGTCTCTCAAGGCGTTGGGCCGCATTTCGCGTGGCTCAATGTCAACGGCACTTGGCCGATCGAGCACGGCAATGTCAGCCAGAGCGCAAAGCGCAAGACGTCCACATTCAACGGCGTCATCCCGATGGATTATCCCGGCGCCGCCGCGGCGCTGGCGAGTCTCGGCGACAACCAGGCCAGCATCACGGTGATGACGCGCGGCCAGACCGCGACCCTGATCACCGGCGAGGTGGACGAAGTCGACTTCGACTTCATCCGTCGCCAGATCAACTTCTTCGGTCGCGACAAGTCGGCCAAGCTGCACGACAACAAGACCTCGGAAAAGTGGCTGAACAAGATGCCGAGCGACATCGTGCAGGATCTGACCGGCCGGGTGGGGCTATCCGGCAATATCACGTCCAGCAAGCTGATGGCCGGCAAGCAGTTGCAGCAGGACTATGTGAAGCTCTCGGACAACGTCAGCTTCGCCTATGTGATCCATAAGCTGGCCGAGCTCGACGGCGCGCGCTGGTGGGTCGATGCGAACGGCAATTTCAACTATGTGCCCTATGGCACGCCGCAGGGCGTCTATTCGATCACCATCAATCAGGATACGCAGCCGCTCTCGGCCGACTGCATCGAGCTTCACGTCCGCCGCAACATTCAGGCCGGCAAGTCCATCGCGGTGACGGTGAAGTCCTGGCATCCGAAAAAGAAGCAGATCTTCCAGTATCAGTCGAACGTCGAGGGCAACGGCGGCCCGGTCAACTACAACTACCACGTCCCGAACTTCCTGCAGGATCACGTCACCAAATACGCCCAGTCGCACGCGACCGAGAAGGCGCGCCACGAGCTCACGGTGACGGCGACCGTCGTCGGCGACCCCAGCGTGCAGGCCGGCATGGGCCTGCAGTTGAACGGCACCGCTTATTTCGACCAGACCTTCGACATCGACACCGTGGACCACGATTTCGGTATGAGCGGCCATCGCACCCAC